TCTCTTCATACTTGTTGCGGAAGTCGATGACCACTTTCTTCACCGGCTTGCCGTCGATCAGGATTGTGTCGTCACCGAGGCCGTCAGTATTCTTGAAGACCGCGATAGCTTCTTTCGTAAGGTCGTCACTCGGCGTTGCCAGCGGCGTACCTTTGTCCTCGTCGATAAAGATTTTCGCATTAAGAACTTCACCAGTGCCGGGGTTCCACTCCAGTGCGTTTTGCGCCAAGGCTCGCCCCGCCAAGAAGCGACTCAGGTGCAGCCCCTTCTTCGGTGTGATCTCATAGCCTACACTATCCCACATGAACGTCTCGGTCTTGCCTGTCCGCGACTTCACGAGTACAACATCGTCTAATACAACATCAGACATTCTACACCCCCTTGGGGCGGTAATTACCGCCCCGTCAGTTAGCAACAGATTAGTAACCCGGCACGTACACCTTTGAGGTGGTGATGCCGCTCATACGGAAGTTCGTGTTCGGACGTGAGCAATGGTACTGCTCGAATATCCGATAGAACGCGGACCACACGTCCGTATTACCGACTTGACGCAGAATCGCGCCGGAGTCATCTGCCCACTCGCCCTTGATTTGAACATAGTGTTTGAAATACCGCTTGTCCAAACCAAACAGCATATCGTAGGGAGCATACTTGCTCTCTACCATGTCTACGCCGCCGAAGGTGATATAGGCTTTGCTCGACCGTTTCTTCGCTACAACAGTCCCGCCGTCCGGCTTGGTCAGCGCACCATCAGTATACCGACGATCCGCTTCGAGAAGCTGGAGGTAGGCCCGGCGAACCGCATGATGACAGGCCAGCACTGAGATGTCGGCGTCGCCGAGTTGATCGGCAATGTCGAAGTTCAGTTGGATCGCATCGAGAGACAATGCGCCTACGCCAGTCTGCACACGAGAGTTCAGTTGCGGGTAGGTGGTACGTGACAGGCCAAACAGCGTTCCAAGGAACGTCCCATCGTCAACGAGGCCCAGAAGACCCACAGGCTCGTTCGCGTAGGCAGTATCCCCGAGTGCCGCAGACGATGCAGCATTTGCGTGGACAACGTAGTCGTTGTCGGTTCCGGTCGTTGACGCACCGAAGACAGCGGTCAAACCAGTCGCAGCGACCGAAGCGACGGTTCCGAGATCAACCCGGAAAGCCGGGCCGGAGGGGTTGATTCCGGCGAGGTGCATCCCTTTACGAATGTATCGGGTGCCGCCGACAGTACCGGCAATACCACCGGGCGCGTCGAACGTCTGGGTGGTGCTTGTGGCAGTACCGTTGATAAGTGCGATGATCCCGAGTCCACCGCTCCACAGCATACGTGCCTTTTCACGTTTCATGTTCCGAATAAGGCTGTCCATCGAGAAGGACATCGCATTTTTGAATGCGCCTTTGGAACTCTTTGCCGATTCCATCATCGGCTTCGTCATCTGGAAGGTTCCATAGACGTAGGTCATCTTGATAGCGAATTGCTGAGGGTCGAACGCACCGGGGGTAGGCAGAGCGCCACCTTCCGGTACACCACCGACGCCTTCGTTCAACGACATGATGGCAGATTCACGCGCTTGCCGTCCGTCGAACTCAAACTCAGTGATGTCCTCGAATTGCTCGGCAATCGGGTCGAACAGAGACATCTCTTCCGTCACTACAGGTTCGTAGATGTCTTTGAGGATGCCATCAAGGTTGGTAAGTGTCTCACCAGCCATTGTGATTCTCCAGTCGTCAGTCATCATCCCCGATTAAGGTAGATGTATTGACGGGGTTACGATCCCACGGTTATTCCTCCCCGTCGTGCATTCTGGCCCATCCCAAGTCAAGGGCTTCTTTCATCCCTATCTTGGTTTTCTTGCCACCTTGCAGGTTGGTTCCGCCGGGAGTGTTGTGCAATGCCGGGGGAATGGGAGGTTGTTTCTTCACGAGCGTTGTGAGCATCCCGCCTGCCTTCAAGAGTCCGTCGAACATGGTTTTTGCCACTCCGAAATCCCCTCGAACGAAAGCAAGTTTCTCTTCGTCGCTCATTTTTGCCACGATGTACTCCTCGATGTCAGATTGATACTTGGGATCAATGTGTGCGGCAGAAAGAATTTTCGTAAACGACTTCGAGTGCTCTGCGAGCATTGCGCTTGCAGCAGTCTCCTCGGAGGTGCCCCGCAGTTCCCCATAACCTTTTTCCAGTTCCTCGATCTTGGCAAGTTTTCCAAGTTCGGGGAAGATCGCCATGAGTTCCCTGCGGACCCGTGCCGCTCTATCGGCCGCCGTTTTCTCTTCGTCGGATTGGCCGGCTTTGGCCCTCGACTCCTCGACAGCCTTTTCCCATTGGGCAAGTTTGTCGAGCCGCGACTTCAAATCCTCGGGTTTGCCGTAGGTCTGATACGCCTTCGCCATACGTTCAAAGTCTTTGGATTGGCCATATACCTCGTTGAATCGGGTGATCGGAACGTACTTGGTAGCATCTACCTTTTCTGCCGCTTCGTCACCTCCGCCTTCACCTTCTCCGCCTTCATCACCCGGAACATTGTCTTCACGATAGGTGATAAAGTCTTTCTGATCCAGTTCCTCTCCAACAGCGTCTTGTACTTCCAGTTTCATTTTGGCTTCCGACATTTTGTCGGCCTCCGCGCTCATTTACGATTGAGTGTGATCGTTTACCGAGCAATCGAGTAACGTCTCGAAAGGTACGGCCACTCTACGCCCTTTATACTGCTGCGGTTGGCGGCACCGATTTTTGCCGAGTGGCTTGCAAAACTTATTGTACTCCGGGCAGCGTTGCCGGTTTCGGCGCTGCTAGACCTGCGGCCTTCGTCGCGCCCACACCTAGTGCTCTCTGGGGAGGAGCACCGGGGGCACCTCCGGGCGCAGGCGCTTCACCCGGCGCTGCTCCGCCGGGATTTGCTTCTGCGTCCATAATCATGTGGTGCTCTGTAAGGTGCTTCATAACCCGATCTTGAATTTCTGGCGCTTGTGCTTCGTCAGAGTTTGCAAATTTCCTGTGCTGATAGACATGAACATCGCCGTTGTCGATGAACGGACGAACCTTGACTTCCTCGGCTCCATTCAGTAGCTTCTCGTTCTCCTGCACCGCACGAACCATGTCCTGTTCGATGTCGTCTCGAAGGTCTTCGATGTGTAGCTTGCGCAGAACCTTCTGCTTTACAACGGGATCACTCGCGTCTATCAGCCCTTGTCCAATAGCTCCCATAATCTTCGCTGTTTCGACCTGAGTAGATCGCGGGATTGTCGATTCGGACTCGATCCGCACATTATACGCACCAGCCAAATCCGCACCGGCGAACTGTTGTTCTTCCCACTGCGAGAGGGCCGTCTTTTTTGTGCTTGTTCTCGAAATTTCGTAGCCACGGAAGAACTCAAGCTGATGGCCGATCCACACCCTCCAACCTTCGGCGATGTTTCGCAGCGCCGGGCCGAACCGTGTCAGACCTTGTTCCACTAACTGCTCAATAACAACACCCGGAGCGCCGGAATACGGCGTCTGGCCCTTCAATGCCTCGAACGTGGCCGCCAACTCCTCGAAGTCCTTGTCGATCTGTGCGATGAACAAGACGACAGACGAGGGAACCTGCTCACCGGGAATCCTGTCGGGCTTGTTTCCGGCGGTTTGTCCCGGCACCTGACCAAAGGTTACTATCGCGCCCGGAGCGCCGGAGAAATTTCGGACATACGTTCCTTCCGGCATCAACCAAATGGGCGACGCCATCCGAAGGATAATCAACTCGACCAACGATTCAATCTTGTTCCGCTGGACCTGCTTCGAGATCAGGTCGAACATCGGCGTTCTGCTGAATGCGGCCGCAGGAACATGATCAAACCCCATCACTGCAACCGGAATAAACGAATCACCCTTAACAGTTTGCGGCAAAATCTTTTTTTCTACGATCTTGCTTCCAGCAGTCACGATGTAAAGACCGCGGGGATATTTCTTTGACGGCTTTGCGAACAACCGCTTCACAGTGACCCGCTTCACTTTTGACATCGTGGCGAGGAATCCTGTAACCTCGGGGCCGTTCGTGATATAGCCAATGCTCTCTTGATAGTGGACACTCGCCGAAGAATCAAGTTCATCGGCGTCGATGTGCCACAAATTTTTAACGTATTCCTTTGAGCGCCGGTTAACAATCAAAATCTTTGTTTGATCGTCAAAGTTTTCAATCGTCTGGTCGAGATACATCTCAAAAGCCGAAACGACATCAGTGAATAACTTGTAGTTCTGCGGGACAGGCGTAGCCTCTGGGGGTTCGGCGGCTCCGCTCTCGCCGTTCATAAGTGTGTCAAACCCGCCGCCGGTATCCTCCCCGGCTTCCTCTGCTGCTTCGCCACCTTCGACGCCCGACAAAAGATAGACGTTGCCGGTATACGTCAACCACGTCGCCACGGACTCGCGTATTCGGGCGATCTTGTTCTCTTCTAGGATCAGTGGAGTAACATCACCCGCGACCTTCGCCGCTGTTACGTCTGTCTCGTCGGAAGACGACGGCTCGAAGTTCCAGTTCGGTTCGATCCTCGACAAGACAGACTTCAAGCGTTCGCCGGTTGAGGCATACCTGTTCGTCACAGGAGTCGGCACCCAATCCGCCAGCCGCTTCTTCCGCCACTTCATCTCGCCCGTGTCCCAGATAATCCACTGATTGCCGAGCAGAAACAAAATGCTGCGATACCACTCACGCTCGAACGGCTTGCGCCCGTGCCCGTAATCCTGATAAGTCTCTTCAATAAGTTTCAGGGCGTCTTCGTCCGAAGGCAAATACTGTGCGTAGGGGTCTGTTGAAGCAGACTCAGCTAACTCGTCATCTACGATGTTCGGCACTAATGCCATCTAATCCACCTTGTTCGTCAAGGGCGCGGCTGGATGCCGGGCCGTCATGTCCGTTTCTCCCGGTTCTTCCATAAATCCGAGCAGGTCGCGCATCATACCAGAGTCAAGAGGTTTGCTGTTTCCGGTGCCTTGTCCGATGGCTGGGGCATTTTTCACGACCAGCAGCGCATCAACGGCCCGCTTAAACTCAGCCCGTTCGCTATTGGCTGTTTCCCTCGCCGCCGTGACCATCTCTTTTATATAAGAGATCATCGACTCTAGTCTGCCAACCTCGGCTTTGTGCGCCGCTTCCAACATCTCACACGGCCTGCAACGTCCGATTACCATTTGCTTCACTCTCCATTTCGTCTGCGTCGTCTGCCCACCCTTTTAAGAGGTAGTAGCACTTCTGGCATAAGTCCCAACTGATGTACGGACCTGTGACCGAGTACATCTGCGATCCTAGAATGGCGTCCTTACACTTATCGCATCTAATAATCTCGATCTTCATGGTTCTACTTTCAGTTCTTTCAGTGTCCAGTCCTGACCATCGTAGACGTAGATAGTGTGTGCTTCGCCCACCTTCAGTATCCGCTCGGGCCGGGGCGCTCCCATCCGATAGATGCCGAGTAATTTTTCGGGCGCGTCGTTACCTCGCTCAATCTTGATTTGCATTGTCATGCTTCAAACTCCGTAACCCACGATGGTGTGTTATTCTTTCGCTCTTTCGCCCGCCGGACGGACATCCAGTAGTCACGAGACATCGGATCGAGATTTCGTAGCTCTGGAGGGATAACTTCCGGCGCTTCGGGATCAAAGATGATCCCAGTGCCGTACATCTTGAGCAAATCGAAAATATACGCGAGGGGGTCGATAAGATCGTCGTGCTTTGACTTGATCCCGTTCGTGATCTTCGTGATCTGGTCGAAAAATTCGTCTTTATAGTTTGATTCCTGCGCCAAATAAATCTTGCGACGACGGGCGAGCGGTTCGAGTTCGATAATTCGAGAATACTTCGAGCGATTTCCCGGTTTCAGGTCTTCGATCAGCGCATAACGCTTTCGTGCCCGTAACTCCTCGGTCAAGTAGTGCCGCATGTTGCCAAGACCGACCTTTTCGATCCCGATTACATAAGGATTGAACCGAAGATAGAAAGTCAGCGCCGTTTCGACGGCTTCCGTAGGATTCAGCCGCTCCATCACCATGTCGCGGATCAAAATATCCATCTGGGCATTGACCCCGACAGCCAGAATGCCGACGTAATCCGAATCTTTCTTCGTCGGGGCGTCAACAGTCGGGTCGCCTGCTGGGTCCACGAGAATAAAGGTCTTCGATGTGGCGAAGTCCGCGTCCTTGATAATAGAAAACCATTCTTTTTTGAACCGCTGCGCCTGTTTGGAGGTCGGGTTCATCCGATACTGACAGGCGAATACGTCTGTCGTCAAAAATCCGCGCTTCCGTTTCAAAACCTCGACCGGAAGAGCGTTCGGGTAACGTGAGACTCGTTCCGTATCATCGGCGTATACGTCCCGAATGTACGTTGTCGGCTTCGGAAAGGCATTGTCTTCCTCGTGCGCCGTCAAGAGCCACGTATGAGCGTCCGAATCACTCCAGAACACACCCGCGAAAATGATGTGCCCGGTCTTGTCAAGTAGTGGGGCCAAACCCCGCAGTTTATCTTTTACGTCGTCGATCTGGTCACGGGACTTCGTGTTCTCCAGGCTGTGAATGTCGTCGGGGAATATCCAGTCGTAGTGACGCGAGTTCACAACAACATCGAGTCCGGCTGTTTCGATTGTCGATTCGCGAATCGAGGTGTTTTTTCGTGTGGCGATGATGATTCTCTCTTCGTTCCACGAGTACCCGAGGGACGAGCCGTCGAGATTTCCGTAGGCGTTGATGAACTCTTGCCGCGAGGTGATAATGTTCTTCACGACCGCGAGACGCTTCTGGGCCTGCTCGTGGATTTCGCCGTAGAACAGTATCCGAACGTCCGGGTTTTTCGTGGCGATCCACAGGGCGAATATCTGGAGGACCGTACTCTTGAGTGTATCTCGCGGGGTCATGACTAGATGCAGCCACTCCTCGGCGGCTTGCATGGGGTCGGCCTCTTTCTTGTCGTAGATCGTTTGCAGAAAGTCGGCCAACTCGTGTTGATCTTCGGTGATGTGCGGCCCGTAGGGATCGGGGTTGTACCCGAAGCCGCAAATCTGCGACAGGAAAAAGAAGAAGTCTGCGTCTCCCTTCGCACGCACCGCTTTTACGAGATCAAGGTCGGTCGTGAACATGCCTATCTCATAATGCGCCCGCCGCCAAGACGCGACAGTGCCGTCGGTGCGGCGGCAGTCGCCGGACGCGGAGGAACTCTACCAGACATTAAACCGGACGATGCCCGTCCTTGTTTCAGTGCGCCGATCTGACCGGCTAGTGACGCAAATCCTCGTTTCATTTGCCTTCCCCTTTACTAAACTGGTCGTCCTTCTTAAACTTCCCGAGGCCGTAGAGCCGCTTCATCAGGGCCAGCTTTTGAAACCCGGCCGGTTTGCTGCTAGTGTCCTTCAAAATACCGTCGCCTGTTTTTAGTGTATCGCCTATCATGTCTCTACCAGTAGTATCTCCACGGCTTTCGATCCAAAGGCCACACGAGATCGTCGTTGCCTTCATGGAACCGCGTCAGCGTTCGGGCCAGTTCAACCCTTCGCTTCTTGTGTTTGAATGTTCGCCGCCACCACTTCGGCTCATTGGAAAACCAATGAACGTCAACTCCCGTTCTGTCGGCGACCCGCTGCTTTCCACGATCTCCGTGATGAAATGTTCTCGCCATAGTTAGTGGATCATCTTAATTAAAATTCCAAAACCTTTATGCTTGCCGTCCGGCATGTGCTCCGGCAGGTCTTTTTCCTTCGTGCTGGCGAAGTCGTGCATCTGCTCGTGTGTCATCGACTCGCGGACTTTCTTTGCCGCCGGAAAATTAGCGCCGTGTTCTGCGGCTCCCATGAGCCGTCTCTGTGATTTGCTTTCTGCGGGCATTGTCGCCTCCATGCAATGCGGTGTGGACCCCGAACTCGTCCATGTCCATCCAGAGTTCTTCGTCTTCGCTTTCGCCTTCGGCTGGCGGCGCGATGTCGATACCAACGTCTGCCCTCGTCATTTCTTTTCCTCTGCGTGTTCGTGTGGGACGACTAGTACCGCCTTCGGGTCTGGGCCTGCGGTCTGTTCGATCTGCGGAACCATCCCGAGCATCTGTAGATATTTCTGCCGTTCCTCCGGACCCAGTGTCAACTCCGCGTGGAACGACTTCTGTTCGATCTTCTGGATGACCGGCTCATACCTGTCGATAATCATTCGAGATGCTGCGATGACGTTATCGCCAGTGACCTTTTCCATTTTGCCGACGATCTGGCCATCAGCGAGCAGCCCGATACTTTTTCGTGCCTTATAAATCAGCGGCGCAAGTATGCCCTGACGCATCTGTTTGTCGATTCTGTACGCCAGTTGTTTCGAGACTCCCATAAGTTGCGCCGCCTGATAGGGAGAATATCCTTCACGCTCCAGCGCCTCAAGGACCAGTGCTCGCTTCTCCGTCACAGAGAGTTCGCCGAGCCGCTTGTCTTTTTTCACTGGGACTACGGCATCAGGCTTTTTGTCGAGATCGTTCATCGGAGTTCGTCGAGTGAATATCCTTCCGGATACCCGAGTTCGCAGTCGATGTAGCCGGCGTGATAGCCCATTTCAAACCCACGGCTATGACCGTACAGAAAAATATTCGCCACCAGTAAGAAACCCATGATGGCGAAAAGGATGTACTTTAAGATTCTCATTCGAACCGTTTGCGCTCGGCGTCAAGCTGGTCGAGGAAAATTTCGATCTTGTGGGCCGGTGACTTGGCGTATTCTGCCCAGCCTTTCCGACGGGGCGGAAGATCGTCTTCCAGTTCGAGATAGATTTCCTCAAGCGCAAGTTCTTCGAGTTCTGCAAGAAACGGTTCTGCGGCTTCGTAGATTTTCATGGTGCTCCTAGGTGGTGGGGAACGATAGAAAAATGAGTTCGTGATTCTTGAGGTCGAGGCTGAGATTGTCGCCCCACTTCTTTGCCAGCTTCGATGCGGTCCTGCCGGTAACGATGACGAAGCGGAACGCCCCGGCGTCGAGGTGATCCTCTTCATTGGCGACGCTCGGCACCATAGCCAGCGCCATCACGAGAAAGCTGCCGTAGTCTTTCAGGTAGACAGATTGTGAAATATCATGCACCCCGAGACTGGAGTGAATGAAATTTCTTGCAGTCCCTCCGCGGAGCATGACTAGCCGGACGTTCTTGTCGGATACGATGTCGGCAGGGTCAAGGTCAACACCATCGCGGGTGTCTACGACCTGCCGGATTTCAAGAGTTTCGACCCCGAAAGGTCCGATATAGGGATTTGGGGCTTGCGCCACCAGCCCCCCACCGAGAATTGTCAGAACGAATGTAACCAGAAGTAACAGTGAAAGACGTAGGAATCTCAGTGACTTGTGCATTTGACAACCTTTCCGGGGATGATTGTCAACCTACTGGTGACATTCCCTCTCTGACCTTATATATTAATTATATCACAAATTGTAACACTTGTCAAGTAGCTGATTTTGAAGGGACATTTTGGAGGACATTTTGCTGGAAAACGCTATGTATTCGGAGAGTTAGGTTGGGCGTCAGCCACCGGCGGCGGGGGGTACGTGCCCGACAAGTGTCACCTATTGTAACATGGGCTGCTACAATAAGTGACATATATTACAATATGTTACGGTAATTTAGTGCGGCCAACCTATTGTAACATTGATCGACGGGCGTAACTATTTGTAACGAAGCACTCATTCACCGACGCTCACCAGCTATCTGTGTCGTTTGGTAACGTATAACAACATGGTGCAATAATATAACACGTTGACAAGACGTTGATATACAAGAGTATGGAAAGCCCACCGCTAGTCAACATGCAATTTCTTGCATGCAAAATCTTGCAGTCGCCAGTCACTATGTGTTAGGATCAAAGAGGATAGCTTACTGTGGTAAAATTGACACACTTGACAAGGTGTGGTATAATCAATAAGTGTTACACTTAGTGATACACTTATTGTCAACACTTGTTATATTATATATATTATTGTCACTTAGTGCCACAATAAGTGCAATAAGTGCAATATTGTGATCCTTGCCCGCGCGTCTTTTTGACTGTATGGAAAGCACTGAAAATAGCACCTTTTTTGTATGGATTTCCCTACACCTATAAACTATCAATAACATGGACCTATTCGCATTATTGCAACTTTATAGTCATTCGAGTGTATGATAATCCCTACAGTCTCAAAGTACCAGAACAAGAGCTATCATTGATTTTATTGAATTAATGACTTTGGCATGACACCTGCAATATACAAGGCAAGAAAGTGAACACGAAACAATCCGGCGCAAGGATGAAAGAGGCGCACACCTGATACAAATAGTATCAGGACGTTGATACCCGGTCCTCTGGGGCGCTTGTATGCTATACCAGTGAGACGCCGTGAACAGCTTAATAACTGTTACCTTAATCCAGCGATGGCTTAGGCGGGGTCAATACGAGGGCGACGCAATACGTTAGCGGGGTACCTTTTCTTGATTCTGAAACAGAGTGGCGGTCACTATTCAGAGTCATGTTAATACCCTTTACGGTTCAATTCCGTAACCGGCAAGAGCCGGGAACAAGGCATGGAGTCTAACAGCGCCGTACACTCGAATCTTCCGTTTTTTTATTGTGCTCGTTCTAATCCAAATTGGAGGTCTTGCAATGAATACTTCGAATCATCAAGGACTGGAACGAACGGCAAAGATATACGAGAAGTATAACCGCGACAAAGACCGTTTTGAATTTGTCGGAAAGTGCCCTCTTTGCAGTGCAGAGCTGCACGTTTTCGATGAACACAATCATGACGGTGAACCAACGATTGAGGGAAAGTGTCAGCACTATGACTCAATCCGATGGGGATGTGGCGGCGTCATCATGTTCTTTAAGCCTACGCCTACGCAATCGGCGGCGCGGACACCTGATGGGCGTTTCGCAAAGGTCGTAAAGTAGTAGTCAAGAACGAGCACAATAAAGTAACGGAGGTGAACATGGACACGGCATTCTGGCAAGTCGTAATTGACGCCTTAGTTGCAGAAGAGGTCACACTTGACGACGTGGTTTTGATTGCTCAAATTTTAGGCAGGCCGCTTTTCTAGTTGACAATGGGCCTGCAAGGTGGTAGTATTTTAACTAGAGAGGAGGTGAAACGAATGAACGAACGGGAAGTTAAGACTGGACTGAAACTAAGTGAGTCGGCGCATAGTTCATCTATCCCGCAAGACGAGCAAGCCGCATATGACGATTATACCAACAGCATAATCGACGTTGACGAGTATTGCGCCCGTCTCGGAAACTGTTAAAGGGGGCCATCATGAAACGGTTCAAAATCTACACGGAAGACAAAAACCAGACAGCGATTAGTGAACTTGTTGGCGAGTTCTTCGACGGGTTCACGGTGAACGCCGGATTGCTCGGCTTCTGGAAAGGAACATCTGAGGCATCAATCAGCATTGAGATCATTACTGATGCGTCCTATGCTGATGCAGCAATTGAGGTGATCGCAGAGCGGATCAAGGTTTTGAACCGTCAAGAGGCGGTCCTAGTCACAGTCGAAGACATCAGCGCGAAGTTCATTTGAACAATTAGGGGCACGGGTGAGTGTTCGCCCGTGTCCTCAATCGTTCAACAGGAGGTCCGATGGAACTAAAACACAAAATAAAATCTATCCACGCGGGCCTTGACCCGTGGAACCATGACAACGGTCTGGCATGGTATCGGAACGCAAATAAAACCCTGCGGGGTCTGGCCGTTGAGCATGGTCACAGTCTTGAGACGGTGGCCGGTATCGCAGCGGTATTGTCACCGGGTACCCGATGGGAACAAAACCTGCGGGATGTTATGGCGGTATTGCAGGACGGTGCTGACGCGGTAGTTACCACGTACCACCCAAATCAAGTCAAGGCCGTCAAGTTATTGAACGGCGATACGTTCGACGCCGTGGCGTGCAAGAACAAGAACACAGGAAACAAAGTCCGGTCATTCTACGACAATCTACTACGGCCCGACGATAGTGAGGCCGTGACAATTGACAGGTGGGTGGTCCGGGCGCTCTATCGTGACGCGGACAAAAAGCTGTCACGCGTGTTTAGCTCGGCAAAAGTGTACGATGAAATTGCGGACGCATTCCGCAAGGTCGCGGCGGATCGTGGCTTGAGGCCGTGTGAACTGCAAGCAATGGTGTGGCTACAGGTCAGGCCGGGGTCGGATCAAATGGACTTATTCTAGGAGGTTACAATGGCTATTCATGTGCAAGTTCATCGCTTTGGTAATGAGGTAGCATTGTGGACGGGCGGGGAAACAATCTACTTGAGCGCACAGCTTGCCCGTAGCATAGCGCGAGCCTTGCGGGACGTGGCGAAGGATGTTGACGCGGTGCCGTCTTTTGCCAAGTCAAAATCTAAAACACATACTTATACTGTGGAGGTGTAACATGGCAGCAGGACTGTCACAAAAGCAGATCAACGAGCGAATCAAGCGGCATCTGAAAAAGCATCCTGAACTTGTATTGGATCGTGTGTTACACGCAAGTAACGGCGAGGTCGCTATCATGTTCAAAGAACGGGAGGTGAACAATGGGATATGAATCAATTATAGGCCGGGCGATATTTGGTAAGGTATCGCAGGACGAAGCGGTGCTCGAAGTGGCGCACCTGTACGCGGTGCAGCGGGCGATCTTCTGCCAGAGTTGCGGGACGATCCTTGACGTGCGGAAGTCGGTGTACTTCGAGACGCACGAAGGGCATCCGTTCATTACGTGCGGTGAGTGCTACGACCGGGCGGCAGCGAAGCCGGAGTTTCCATCAGCGGGGTTGAAGGTCCACGATCCCAGACCGCTCAAGCGAACGCGGAAGCCGAAGGTCGAGCCGGGTCAGGGGAAGCTGTTCAACTAGGAGGTGAGCATGGACGCGATGATTAAAAAGGATCGTGACATGGTTCCTCTTGCCGTATTCTGCGCCGTAATGTTCACTCTGGTCGGCGGACTTATTGGATACTTGCAGGGAGCGAAGAACACGGCATTTAAGCACGGGGTCGAGGTTGGTATCCAGCAGTCCAACACGGCACACAACGAGCTACTGAAACGTGATGGGTGTGGGAAGTAAATAAGGACCACTAGGGGGTTGCCATGACAACGAACGAATTGAAAAAGGGTACGGAAGTGCTTCTGAGCAATGGCTGGCGAGCGCGACTTGAAGACAACAAGAAGGGCACGATTCGTATGGCTACGGTGTTCGGGATCGAAACGGAGATAGGGAGCATCTACGCTCACGACATCGTGGCACGGATTGACCCGGTGACGGGGTTTGTCCGGCGCGACATCGAACACACCGCTGTCCAGAAAGCCCTCAAGTATGCCATCCAGTGATGCTATATATTTTTAGGGAAGTGGAGGACGCCATGAAACAGGAACGCGTGCAGGGTACACTGGCGGACAAGCTGGCGGCACTATACAGTGGGCAAGTCGATGACGATATCGCGGTGCAACTGATCCTTGACGTGTTCGACGCGGGTTATGCCGTGAAGTTCGGCGGCGTGATGCACTCACGCGAAGAGGCACTGTCGGGCGGGGTGCTCAAGCCTAAGCAGGGGGTGAATTAAATGAATACCACCGACGGGGAAGTCTGCAAGCTGCACCTTGGCGAAGGTGGCGAAGGTGTAGTCATGCGAATAGGGGAAAATCTTGTTCAGAAGAAGTGGAAAAATCCGTTCTTTACGTCGAGTGGCGATCCTGACACTAACACATCTGAGGCGGTGCTCTTGCGATTCGAAAGAGTTCAAAAAGCGATTGACCTACTCCCGCGTTCGTATCGTGAGCGGGTCAGAATGCCCGAGTTTGTCGGGTACGAGGGGTCAAGGGCCGGGGTCGGTACTTCCGGCGACCTCGTGACATACCACGAGTATGTGGATGGTGGTGTCTTTGACGGTGGTGTCTTTGTTGGCAATTTACCGGACGATTTTAGAGCAATGCTCGGCCGGGTCTTCATTGACGCGTGGGGGGACAATATTCGCGTAGATGTGAAAGGGATTATATGCTTAGTGGATGTCGCGGTCACTCCGGAGGCGCTGTCGGCGCTGGAAAACCGGACGATCCTTGTTGACAAATACGCCGAAGAGTGGTATACTTTAGAGTGGGAGGTAAAGCCTGACGATGAAGACCTTGCGGCATATTTTGTTGTTGATCCTACTGACGTTTGATGGCGGTGACGTTCATCACCTCCACAAAAAGCATTTACGAAAGGTGGTGCATCATGCGACACACGGCAGAAAAAAAAGCAGTATTGCTGGTCGATGAAGAGACTGCATGGTTCCAGAAGTTTATCAACACCGGCGATGTCTGGCGGCTTGAGGGCGCAATGGGCCGGGCGGCGATGAACCTGATCGAGCAGGGCCAGTGTATTCTCGGACGTGAGGGTCACAAGGATTTTTGGGGCAACTACGTGCCAAGCCGCGACGAGGTGAAGGCCGGGACGAAAGGCAGTAAAGAGTTTGCGGCCGAACGACAGGGAGTCAAATACGCGGAAGCAATAGCGGGGGTGGAGTGATGAAGACCATATCGAAAGTTGGCCGGACGAAAGTGTACGAGATGGTTGCTGAGACGTTGGCGGCACAGCGCCCGCCCGATACCAGCACCGTCAAGGCGCGGTGGCTGCGGGAGCAATGGGCAAGTATTGTTGGTGAGTTTTCTGAACGATTTGCAGCGGACAATCCGAACTTTGACCCCGAGAGATTTATGAGGGCGTGTGCGGCATGAAGATCAAACTCTACGTGAATCGAGTTCCCCAAGCAGGTGACACGAGCGTCTATCGCACGTTCGTCATCTACAAGCGTCTTCATGACGAGGTGCGAGTCTTGGAGATGGTCAGCATCCGTTCGAAACTGATGCGGCGTTGTCATCCTACTCTTGTTGGTGTGACACGGTGTTATCTTGAGTGGGTTGACTATGAGTGGGCCGATTAGGCGGTTGCAAGTGGAGTTAAATAATGAAAAAACCAATCGCAGATGGAAAGCCGTGGCATAGCGGGGTCGAGCCGATGCCCTCCGGGAATGACTCAATCATGGTAGTTGCGAAAGGCACTATCCATTTCGGTTCAGCGTATCAAGTTTCTCAATTTCTGGATGGACGCACAATCATAGCATGGTGCTATGAGAAGGATTTTATGTTGTGGTTTTCGGACTAATGTGACCTTGAGTCGCTGGACCGATTAGGAGGTTGCAATGCGATACGTTTGGCTGATTGCTTTTCTTCTTGTTGCTTGTGGCGCAGAGCCGACACATGCGCCCGATGTTCAAGGCGCGAATATCACATGGTCAGGGACGTTTCAAGAACTTGATCCCCGGCTACAGGCCGTCTACGAGAACACCGCCACCTGTCTGAAAGTGAATTTCGGGATTGAGCGAGCGGACGTTGCCCCGGTGTTCTATGAGGCGACAGGCGCGTTTTTGTGCGGCGGGACGGAAGCACTCGGTTGTACCGTGTCGGATACGGCAATCTATTTTCAACATTGGATGTCTGGCATATTATCACACGAGACAGTTCATTGGATCGCACGCGTCGGGAACGAAGCACACAACAACATTCTATTCACAACATGCGACCAACTAGTTCAGTGAGGAGGAGCCATGACCTGCTATGTTTGTAACAACGAGATCGCGCCGAAGGTGGTGAAGCCTGAGAAGTATGACCCGCGAACACTGAACACGTTTCTTACTGTTGGGCGTGACGGTAAGTGGTATCGCAGGATTGACCTGCCGCTCTATATCGGGCAGGACATGTATCGGCATACCGCGTGTGAGCCGGGGTCGGCACGTTGGTTCAAGGCACAGGACGCCATGCCGAAGCGGAAGCGGTCCAAACTGTACGACCTCTTCGCACTGGCTGGAACGGACGAAGGGCGGACAATCAGGGAGGATGCACCATGAACTACATTCACAAGGACGAGGAAATAACGTTCGATCCTATCACCGAAACATGGGAGTGGAACGAAGAGACGTTTGCCACATTGAAACTGGCGAAGGTTGCGGTAGACGCGTACCATAAGCAACCGGCGCTTAACCTCAAGGCGTTGTACGCGGAATGGGGCGAAACTCATGACCTTGGACCTGTTGTTGTTACATCTGTTATTCGCAAGCACGGTCGTGTGATGGCGTGGTTAAGACACGGGGGTGGACGCCGGAGCAAAGAGCCTTTGGAGTCGCTATACGAGGATAGCCCTGCGAACCTTGCCTTGGCAAAGGAACTAGCGAAGATCGGGAAAGAGGTTGCGGCACTCCTCGCTAAACAGGAGACTGTGTTTTCCAAACTCAAAAAGCTGGTGATCCCCGACACGGAGGTGCAGAAATGAGTGTGTCAAAGCCAATGACAAAGCGTGAGAAGTTGGAGGCGATTCAGGCCCGGCTGTACGGCGCATGGGACGATCCAGTGTTGGTGAAGGTTGGACCGTTGACGGGAAATATGATCGAGGACGTTCAGTGGATTCTCGATGCGCCGGATGCCTGGGAGGTGGAGAAATGAAGATCAAGTTCAAGAAGATAATGAACAGGGTTCCCGAGGAGGACCGGGAAGGACTTGGACAATTCCATCAAAGGTTCGGGGGTGAGGCCGCACTCAAGCTGATCGCACTGCGGCAGCGGTTCAACACTGGTGGCGCGTCAGGCATTGGGCGCAGACTGGAAAGGAAGACGCGATGACGACTGAGCATTATATACTGTTCACACTGATCGGACTGCTGGTCCTGTTCAGTGCGCTACAGATCGCGGGTTATGTCTGGGGGTACTACAAAAACAAGGGAGGTGAGGACAATGGTACGGAGCGTAAAACCTCTTGCGGATCGGAAGGAACAGACGAAGCAGTACAACACGGCTGTTCGGCAGCGAGTGAAAAAGATTATTCACCCGAAAGGATGGGGCACTGATAAAGAACACACGAAGAAAGGGACGTGGTGGGAAGTGCGCTGTGACATCCACGGGACGCGTACCACAGAGGGAAAGAAGGTTCTGACTGTGGCTCCCCCGAAAGGACGGTTCGAGCGAACAATGCGAGGGTGTCCTGTGTGTCGAGGGGGCATGCGATGACAGTGACCGGCGAGCTTCTGGAATACCTCTTCGTGGCGGCGTCATTGCCGGGAGCCTTCTTTATCGCTCGAAAGAACATCATCGGATTCTACGTTTATCTGGTGGGCGATTTGTTGGCGATACCGTTCGCATGGTACTACGAGCATTGGGCGTTCATGCTGTTGAACGTGGGCTACACAGTGATGAACGTGTACGCCATTCTTATTTGGCGAAAGGGGGTACAAGATGTCAAAACCGTGGGGAGCGCCGAAGGAGGGGTCGATGGAGGAGGTCCGGCAAATACTCTTTGACCGGGCACGGGAGACAGGGAATGAAGTTGGTGCGCTGATCTTGCAGGACGGGCGAGCAGTTCTCCAAGAAGGAAACAGCTACTCAATCGCATTCCAACCCGGACTGCACGATCTGGCTGTGGGTATTATTCACACACACCCGCACCCTCTGTCGTTCAGTCTCCAAGACCTTGAGGTTTTTTTGATGGCACGGAGTGTCAAATGGGTGGAGGTAATCTTGTTGCCGGACGGCGGAGTTCATCGGTTGACGAAGACGAGGGATATGTCGTACCGGGAGTGGCTGTATGCCGATGCTGACCTTGAAAAAGTGTATTACCGAGAACTGGTGGATCGTTGGCACAGAGCAGATGGTACACCAACGAAAGCAGACACACTTCGGCGAATATGGGCGGTCGATAGGGTGGCAGATGCTTTCGCACTGGAGTTCAAAATTGTCACTCTTGACAAATTCAAGAAAGGGTGATATACTTTAGATAGGTGGTGACAATAAGTGCTATGCGATGAGTGTCATACAAACAGTGCTGTTATATTATATATAACACCTACAATTGATTTCAATTTGTGTTATCAATGTGCGGCACGTCGCGTTGCAGTAATGCGGTATCGGATGGCGCAACTGACAAAACAGCTTCGAGTGTTGGATGCAGAGCGAAAAATTAAAGAGGCTTTACCCGAGACGTGGCAAGAGTTTTTGAAGTCAAAACAAACATCGTGAGGAAAATATGCCAAAGACTGTCATAGCAAAAAACGAGATCGACGAGATCATCATGGACGCGGAAGATGGAGGCTTGGGACGGGAGGTCGAACTGCCGGGCGAGAACTTTCAGGTAGACATCACGGTCATGGCCGATGATGTTCCGACACACCCTGAACTGGTCGGCGGTACTGTCCGCGTGGTCCTGAACAAGTATCACCACTACATCGGTCACACAATCTTTTTGCCGAAAGGGGAGGTAAAATGAAAATCACGGCGAAAATAAGCGGGAGCATTCCGGTTGGTTCACACGTACCGGATGCAACAGAGGTTGAGCAAACTCTGACTATGGCGTTTGAAGTCTTCGGCTTTACGGACGTTCTCGTCACCGAAGGTAGTGTAGTTTTGGAATCGGGCGACGAGATCACGACAAAGTGATGCCGGAGAAATCGTTCGAGGTTGACGAAACAAAACTCAGGAAGGTCATCACACTTTTATCGCAGGTCTATAATAATCCGAACGAGCAGATGTTCCAACAGGCAAAGCAGATACTCGAAAGCGCGGCAGAAGTTCGATCTTCGGCTTCACCTGTTTTGGCTGCGGCTGTCGAAGCGAAGATCACAGGCGATTTCTTCGAGAGCAATACGAAGTGGCTGAATGACTGGATTGTTGGAGTGCGACCGGGCGAATTGATTCTTGTTGGCGGTTGGCCGTTTAGTGGTAAGACGCACTTCATGGTCTGGCTGGCTACGCGGTTCCCCGGAGCAAAGATCGACCACTTTTACTTCGAGGACTTTCCCGAGGACATGAAGCAGTACTACACCCTAGGATTCAAGGGGAACGGAGGTCTGGATACAGTCTGGTTCGTTGACATGAACGATGTCAAGTTCTCAGCGGCCACAGTCGGAGCGATTATCAACAAGCAAAAGGCCGAAGGGAACAAGCCCGACATCATTGTTTTGGATCACATCGACGTGATGCAGTCGGTGAGCGGTGGAAACGGGAATGATTGGCTGGATGCGGTGGGCGTTGTCAAAGAAGTCAAGTCGCTTGCTCGTCGAGAAAATGTTGTGGCAATTGCGGCGAGTCTGGCATATCCCAAGACGAACGACCGCTTCGGCATGGGCCGGTTCTACCGGGCACCGATGGTCAAGGCACATATCGCGGACGTAGTGTTTATGATCGACGGAGTGGACCACGGCGAATACACAATCACGAGAGAGAAGGCGAAGGGTCGTGACCTCACACAAGAATCTTCAAAGAAAAATTTGCGGGTGAACTGGAAGACAATGGAGGTAGAGGAATGACAGTGACAGCGACCTTGTGCGATCACCACTATCTACGAACAATCTCGCCGACGACAAGCCTGTGCCGGTTGTGTGGAGAGTTGCTCCCGACGCCCGAGAAGACCTATGACACCGGGCCGCTTGAGATGCCGCCGTTCGTCTACCAGATCACCGAGGACTATTGGCGGCACAACAACCCGTGGCCCAGCATTACACGCGGGATGGCGCTCTATTACCGCTGGTACGGGTCCGTCATCTTCGGTCGGCAGTACCTTGTGATGCCGGTCTATGACGCGACCCAGACACCAGTGTTCTTCTCGGCACGGTGCCTGCGGGAAGTCGCGGATTGCAAGTTCATGGACGAGAAGGGCAAGGTCAGGGTGTCGAAGTATTACACGCCCGTGAACCGGCGGCGTGTGATGTGGAAGTCGTGGATATTTGACGATGATCCGGAGCCTGTAGAAGACGTGCTGTTGGTAGGCGAGGGGGTGGCAGATGCGGCGTGGTTATCGAATCTTGCGCCGAGCGTGGCGCTTCTTGGTACAGAAGGCAAACTTGATCGGCCCTTTATTCTACTCCTCGATGGCGACGGGCCGGGTATTGAAGCGGGGTTTGAGATTATCGAAGAGGCCAAGAGTCGCGGAATCGTCGAGTCAAAGACGGTGATCCTCCCAGCAAACAGCGATCCGACGGACTGGTCAGTTCCTTCACTACGCGCTATGATCGAAGAACAGACGGGGGTGCAATTATGAAACTGCGACGAGTTGGAGTTGTCACGAAAAAAGAGGGCAAGATGATGTTGGCGGCGATGCGGAAGGACACCGAAGACTTCATCACGAAGATGCGCCAACATCGGGTGGAGCGAGAGTACCATCCAAGCTGTCCGGCGTGTGGCAAGGTAGATCACCAGTACGAGTTGCGGCGGTGGCCGTCGTCGATTCATTATCAGTGCGGCGCGTGTCAGGCGACGTACTCGATTCGGAGGGAGGCGAATAACAAATGACAAAGAAGTTCGTGATTGAGTTTTCGACAGGCACATCAGCGGCGGGTCTACAGAAATCACTTGAACTGGTTGTTGGTTATTTCAATGACGCACTGAACACGAGTTTGCCTATGCCGAGGGTGCTCGGTGAGTTCAAAGAGGACGAGGAATGATAATCTACACGGACGGCGCGAGCCGTGGCAATCCCGGCGCTGCATCGGGCGGCTTTACGATTGACGGTGTGCCATACGCCGTTCGGTTTTCGGGGGAGCGCACGAACAACGAGGCCGAATATCTGGCATTGATTCATGCACTTCGTGTGGCTAGTGCTGCCGGTACGCCAATGATTGACACGAGAGTAGATGTCTACATGGACTCGTTGCTCGTTGTCAAGCAGGTCAACGGTGAGTGGGCTATCAACAGTCTCGCGCTACAGCACCTTCACCAGCAGACGATAGAACTGTTGCGACACCGTTTTCACTCGTGGCAGTTCACGCACGTCACACGGGACAAGAACGGTGAGGCTGATCGCTTGGCGAATCTTGCACTGGACGAACGGCGGCTGGCATTCGATACGCCGACGAAGATTGAGGTGATGAGGTGAAAGACTACCTTGACCCATTGAAGTGCTCGTATTGCAGCCAGCATCTTACCGATTTTGTTCCCCCGGAAGTGCCGGAGAATCCACAGTTGATCGTAGTCGGTGAGGCACCGGGCAAGGACGAACGCGAGAAAGGTCGCCCATTTGCGGGAAAGGCCGGGCAGCTATTAAGGCCGCTTATCCCCGTGCCAGCGATTTATATAAACTCCGTCAACGTCTTTGACACCGCGAAGCCCACCACAGCAGCGATCAATCTTGAACGCGAAGCGCATTTGCTGCCATTGCTTCGGGACTACCCCGGCCTTCCGGTTATCTCTCTAGGCGGATACGCGGCACAGGCCCTTTCAGCGAAGCATAGGATGGGAACCAAGAAGGCGGCGGACCCGAAGAAGAAAGAGAAGCCTGAGTCGTCGATGGCCGGTCAGGTGATGTGGCTGTTCGATCATCCTGTGTGGTTCACGTATCACCCGGCGTATTACTTCTACGCCCAGCAGAATCCGGCGATCATCAAGTACATCGGGGGGTATATCAAAGCGGCGCTGACGCCAGTTTCGGTTGTGACGAAGCATCTGAACGAGCTTCCTCCTGAATGGTTCGGCGGCAAGTTCGTACTGGACGTTGAAGCTGATGACGGCGACCTTCCGTTTTATGGGGCGAAGATGACGCTTCTCGGGGTCATGCCCGTCGATCTTGACGAGGCTTATCAGTTTACACCTGATTGGCTGGCGATCCCCGAGAACAGCGCCGCGCTGCAAGCGTGGATCACGAAGCAGCGCATGGTCATCGGTCACGGGCTTATGTTCGATATCCTCCACGGCGAAGCGGCTGGTCTATATTTCGACAAACTCGATTGGTTCGATACGATTATTGCCGAGAAAGACCGGGGCCACGATCCGCTGTGGGGGTATGGATTGAAGGCAACGGCGCACATGAAGTACGGAGCGGGCGCGTGGGAGGCGAAGTTCCACACGATGCTCGACGAGATGAAGCAGAAGAAGTGGAATCCGTGGGTGCCGGTGGACTTCCTGAACTACAATGCGAACGATCTGTTGTGGACGACGCGTATCTTCCGTGACGCTCTGCCGGTCCAGCGGTTCGTCCGACTGGACAACGACTACTTGAAGTACGTCAAGAGGATGGTGGTGAATGGCTTACACATCGACCGACACGCGCTTGCGGAACTGCTCTGCAAGTACAAGAAGGCGCTTTATGCGGCGCGGAAGAAAGGGCTTGAGCAAGCCGGACTCGGACCTGATTTTAATTTTAACTCCCCGAAGCAGCTTTTGCCTGTTGTCAAACGATTGGCCGGAGATGTCGAGAACACGAGGGAGCAGACGTTGATGACGGTCTTCGACAAGCACCCGTTCATTGCCACGATCCTCGACGTTCGGGGGGCGGAGAAGCAGACGGAGATGCTTCGTGAAATCAAGCACAGGATCGCAGCCGACGGACTGGTACACGCAAAGATGACGGAGCACGGCGCGGAGTCAAGCCGTACGACATCGAAAGAGCCGAACATCCAGAACTGGAAGAAGGATATTCGGCGCATCCTCACATCGAGGTATAAATAATGCCGGGAGTAATCATACACCCAGACCTGTCACAGATCGAGTGGAGGTTGATCGCCCACGAGACACAGGAACCGAAACTGATTCGTGCGTTCCAGAATGGAGAAGACATTCACTCGAACATCTGCCGGGATGCTATCGGTCACGTACCGAAGGACGATGACGAGCGCAAGATTTGGAAGACGGTCGGCTTCGCCCGCGTGTACGGCGCGGCGCTTGCAAAGATCGTCTACCTGACGGACCTGCCTTATGTCGAGGCGCGGCGGTTGTTCAAAGCGACCGAGGGAATCTATCCGGCAATCGACGGTTACAAGGACGACCTGTTGCGCAAGCTGACGAACGAAGACGAGATTAAACTGTTTAACATCTTTGGCCGATTTCGCTTTATGCGGGCCGACGATTTCCCCGGAGCGTCGCGGGGAGAACGAGCACGGAATGCGCTGCGTGAAGCGTTCAACTGGATATTCCAGTCAAGCGGCCACGATACACTGAAAATCTGGATGATGGAAACGCTCGACCTTTTGAACAATCCGTTGGTGTTGCCGGTTGATGACGTACACGACGAGTTCGTTCTCGACGTTCCTGACCAAGCGAAGGATGAGACGATCAAGGTCATCACGGAAACCAGCGCCCATCTCAACGATATTTTGTGGCAGGCATACCGCGTAAAGATGCGCGTGCCGATTACGGCGGCAATAGAGGAGGGGGTGTACTGGAAATGAAGTTACTTTTTGGACCGTTTGACGGACGCGAAATATTCGTCCCGAGTGAGCACAATTATGTGGACATTCCACTTGCGCCTGAGTTTGAATCTCTTCCGCTAACATCTGTGACACCAGAGGAGTATACGCCCGTAACAGCGCGGTATGTACGCACAACATTGGTGTCGTCGGGAGCTATCGTGGGCGATCCAATTGCCGTTTTTGTCTATCAGCCGGTGACGCCAATCGAGGTGGGGCAGGTCATCAGTCGGCTAATTTCAGGGTATCGAGGGTTCAAGCCGGGGAGGGCAGGGGAATGACCGAATACAAACTTGTCATGAAAGAAAACTTCGGGGGCGATTTTCAAAAAGAGATTAACGCCCTTATTCGTCGGGGGTGGCGACCTCAAGGCGGGGTATCCATAGTGCGGGATAACGTGGGCCTTGTCTTTTGTCAGGCGATGGTGAAAACAAAATGATGATTATGGTCGCCTATAAGAACACGCCTGACGCCTTGGAAAAAGCAGAGGCGCAGTACGCCGAGTTTCACCCCGGCGCAACCTTCGGTGAGTGGCACATGTTTGAGGGGCAATATAGTGACGGTCTGTTGCGGGCCGGGTACTGGTGTGAGGTGAAAGATGAACCTGAAATACAAGTGCCAGAAGTGCGAGGTTGAGTTCGAGACGAAACACGTCTTCAATGGGTTCTGCCCGTCCTGCGGTTACGACTATTTGACGTGCCTGAACTTCGATGAGTGGGATCGTGCGACGGGGCTTGGAAAGCGTCGAGCGGCTGAATTGGATTTGCAACGGAAAAAGCGACTTGACAAATAGTAATTAGTGTGCTATAGTTAAAGATAGGAGGACGAGATGCCAACATTTGGTGGACGAGATTACGCAGATCAAAACAGACAGGGTGCCCCGCAAGATCAAGGACAAGGACAGCCGGGACCGACGGGACCGCAGGTACAGCCGCCACAGCAGGGCAATGGGTATCAACAGCCGCCGCCGCAGGCGTACCAACAGCCTCCGCAGCAGCCATATCAACAGCCACAACCCCCGCAGGGTGGTGGCGGATACGACCGGGGCAGAGGAGGTGGGCAGGGCGGTGGCAGCGGCTATAACCGTGACCCGAACTACGCGTTTATCTCATACTTCTACCGGGCGAAGAACAACTCCGGGGGGTTCACGGTTTTCTTAAAACGAGAGATGCTTGAAATCTTACGGACCCTTGATGAGGACGACGTTCTTGGAATTTCGCCGTCCGGCAACGACGGGTGGGCGTTCTATGCACGGCGGGTGCCGCAGCAAGACAAGGACGCCTACCGTCGCGGCGGCGGGCAGGGACAGGGTGGTGGCAACAGGGGCGGCAACGGACGGGGCGGGCGCGGGCGGTATTAGGAGGATGGTATGGCCGTAATCTTTGTGAGCCGGGACGATGTGTATGCTGCGAGCATTCGACAGAAATTGATCGACAGTTACACGGCAGACAGCGAGCGCGAAAATAAAAAGCGCGAAACCGAAAGACTGATACACGTCTCGGACACGATCTTTCCCCGCAAGACGTATTATCAGGTTGTGCAGGGTCGGAAAATTACCGATACGGCCATTGGTTTTTGGTTCACTGGCAAGGCGTACCATGCCGAGCTACAGCGGGTTCTGGGTGCGCAGTACGCCGAAGTCGCCGCGCAGATGGACGACTTTGTGGCGCACATGGATTATTACGACGGGCTGTTGATCGGAGAGATCAAGACATCAAGGAAGTGGACGGTTCCGTTGCACGCTCCGGGGCACTACATTCGTCAGACCGGGTACTACTGTGCAATGAGCAACAAGCTAAACGCGAAGATCATTGTGATCTATCCGACATCAGGCCGGACGTGGCGCGGAGAAAAGAGCAGCACTGTTGAAATCGGCGCGTGGGATTTAACACTGACGCCGGACCTGTTGCCGATCATACAACAGGACATGCGGACGGTTAAGAGCAAGATCATCGAGGCGCTGGACGCACAGAATCCCCAGCTATTGCCGCCTGTGCCGCCGTGGATACTCAGTGAGTTTGAGAATGCCGATCCAGGTGAGTACAGCGAGAAGGAAGAGAACAGATTCCCGTTTTACTATTCTGACATTGAGGTACAAGCGACATGAAGCTGAGTGGGATCATACGGACGATGCGAGCAGCAGAGGCGCACACGTTAAACCGTGACGACCTCGATGACTTTATCCAGTTGGCAATCAACAACGGCTTGGCGTGGACATGGCCGGGGGTGGACATCATCGGCAAGCAAATGAAGCGGGGGAAGGAATGACCGAATCGTATCTGCGCCGCACGTATGGATTGACGCTCAAGCGATACACGAATATGATGGTCGCTCAGGATGGGCGCTGTGCGGTCTGTCGGCGTCAGTTTGGTCCTCATCTGCGGGCGAACGTCGATCATCGGCACGTACCGGGATACAAGAAGCTGCTGCCAGAGGAGAAGAAAAAATACGTTCGCGGCATTCTGTGCTTTCAGTGCAATAAGTTCAAGGTGGGTCGGCACACCACGGCAACAGCGAAACAGATTTATGATTATCTACGAAAGGCGGAAAAATGAGAAGCATTGACTGGAGTAAATCACTGGTGACAAAGAAGGAAGGACTACCGGCAAAGCTGTTGGCGAAGATTCCACGAGAACACGGGCACATCGTCCTCGTTGAAGACGCTGATTACCCGAGAGTGTACTTCGTGCGAGCGGACGGCACGAGCGTCAAGTGGTCGAACGACGCGATTACGAACGTAGACGAAGACAAGCTGTTTCCGATTGTTGTCAACAAGGCGGTTTGTGAGGAGCTTGCCGAAGGGACGATAGTTGGTGGTGTTTGCGCGGTGACGAAGGTATGGGGCTGATTCGCTGGCTCATACGGGCGGAAATCTCCCGAGCCGAAGGCCGTGGTCGTGCGGCCGGATACGAGTTAGGGCTTAAAGATTGTACCATGCTGATAGATAGTGCAACGAGGAGAATAATCAATGGCGATAGCACCGATTCCAAGATTAACGAAAGTTGAGATGGTCAATCGTTACCGTCTTGAGCATCCCAACTATAATCGAGATCGGTTGCGAAAAGTACGGCAACTTGTTCTGAAAACTTTTGGCGGTAAGTGTGCTCGGTGTGGGTATGATGATTGGCGAGCGTTGCAGATTGACCACATCAACGGCGGTGGACACGCCGAGCGTAAGAACTCCGGTGGTAGTGAGTCTTATTACCGGCGGATTCTAAAGGGCGAAAAGTCCGGGAAGTATCAACTTCTTTGCGCCAACTGCAACTGGATTAAACGGTACGAAAGGGGCGAAAATTGAAAGCACCTATTACACGCATGACGCGGGCGGAAATTGAGTCGGCGTATCTTCATCGCTGCAAAGCACACGGCCATAGGTTCCTAGAACATTGGGGTTGTTTTCTCGCAGAACAAGCGCAGCCGCAGAAGATCGGGTTCTTCGATATCGAGACAAGCAACTTCAAGGCGGATTGGGCGATTACCTTGTCGTATTCGATTCTTGATGACGCGACCGACATTATCTCCGGTCGGGCGATCAAGCCGAAGGAACTGGCCAATGGTGTCTTCGACAAGGATTTGATCGCAGACATGATCCGCGACATGAAGCAGTTCGATGTACTCGTAGGATACTATTCTACGAAGTTCGATCTCCCGTTCGCTAGGACGCGGGCGGTCATCACAGGAAATAAAGATTTTCCGACCTTCGGGACACTTCAACACAAGGACGCATACTACATTGTGAAGTCGAAGTTCGGCGCACTGTCGAGCCGCCGTCAGGAAAATGCGGCGAAGATGTTGCTCGGCAAAACGGAGAAGACGCACATCAATCCGACGATTTGGCTGAAGGCGTTGGTCATGCACGACCAAGCAAGCATCGACTTCATCTGGGATCACAACAACAGAGACGTGCGCGATCTCAAAGGAATTTACCACATGGTCATGCCGTTTGTAAAGAACGGAACCAAGTCGATCTAGGGAGGGAGAAATGGATAGCGAGAAAGACATGACGGCCGAGTTAGTGACAAAGACACAAGAAGAGGCAGGGGTGGCGCTGGAGCAAACGAATCAGCGCACACCGAAAGAAATGATGGCCGCGATGTTATCGGCGGTCACGACCGCTGTGCAGTACAGGCTGTTGCCGATGGAGAGCGGAATCACGATTGTTGAATTGACCCGTGAGTTGCTGCATTGGGCGTTTACGAAGCCCGGTGTTCACGCGACGCCAGCCGAGTTGTTAGCGGAGATGATTATGATGTCGCCCAACACCACCGGGAAAGGCAACGTCAAGATGGACGCCTAGGAGAATGACATGGCAAAGAACATATTTACAGAGACAATTCTGGTCGAACTGGCGTCCGTAGTCGCCATCACCGAGGAAGACCTCAAAGACATCGAGACGACGCTTGTTGGCGTCGGTTTTGTCAAGGCAAAGGTGTTAGGGACGGCGCTTGTTTCGGAGGTCTTTACGAAACAGTTCGCCGACGAACGGCTCAAGGTGACGATTCCGCCAGCGGCGATTGCGATTCTCGAAGAAGACGAAGAGGCCGAAGCCTTGGCCGGTCGTCCGGTGGCCGAAGACGACGAGACACAGGCGGAGTCCGACTTCGACGAAACTGAAAAGAAGTGAGGATCATTTCGTTGACATCAACAAAATGGTGAGGTGAGCATGTCGATATTCTGTCATACGTGTCGCCGATCTTTCCCGGCCGGTGAGAAGGAAATCCTGTACGACAACGGCAGCAACATGGCAGTCTTTCGGTGCCCGACGTGCGGCATCAAATATCTTGCCATTGCCGATGACGAACATTCTCCGGTGCCGGTGTTGATGAAGTTGACGAATACTAAGTCGCATGTCATCAACACCGATCCGAAGCCGGACTCAAGGATCATCACACAGCCGGAGTCGTTGATCGTCACACCAGCACAGGCAGTGGCAGAGGCGAGGGCAGAAGCGGCACGGAGGAGGCAGTAATGTACGACAGTATAACAGTCTTTGTTGTTGTCTCACAAGCGCAACTACACTCGGCGAAGAACTTGAACGAGTTAATCACTAGTATTGCGCCGGGTTGCGCTGTCGCCTTTGACGGGGCTACGTATGACGATCCTTTCCAGTCTTTGAACATGCGTTTGCAGTTTCGTGTGAGTATCGACTGCCTCGTGGCGCGAGTGTTCGGGTTCGACGAGCCGGAGATTGAGGAGGAGGGCTGATGATAATGACCTGCGAGGTCTGTGGACACGATAATACTCACCATCTCAAGAAGTGGTCGAAAATCCGCGTCTCGTTTCCCTGCGACCAGTGTGATTGTCACGACTTTTCGTGGCCGGAAGAAGGGCGGTTGAGCGACAGGAGGTAAATATGAAGGAATCAGTCATTACAGGATCGAAGATCGGGACGCTGATCGGGGCCGTGGCGTTTGCGCTTATGGGCGTGCTGCCGGGGGTATATGCCGGCGGGTATGGCGCATTGGCGGTGCTCCACAAACTCGTTGGTGGAGTTGAGTCGTCGGCGCTTGCCGCGACTGTCACCATCATTGGAATGATTATCGGCGTGATCTGTGTTGCGACCAGCAGCCTAATCGTGGGCGGTCTGTTCGGAGCACTGCTCGGCTTTATCGTTTCCAAGCCGCGAGGGTAATATGACAATCAAAGACAGTGGTAAAAGAATTGAGTTGCCGGGAATGGTGCGCGATGTTGCCGACGATAAGATGCGATACGATCTCGCGCTCGATGGCCCAATGTTCAAACGATGGGTGGAGCACCTGACTGCCGGTGCCAAGAAGTATGCGGCGCGTAACTGGATGGGTGCGTATTCCGAAGAGGAGCGGCAGCGTTTCAGAGAGTCGGCGCTTCGTCACTTCATCCAGTGGTTTTCGGGTGAGGTTGACGAAGATCATGCGGCGGCTGTGTTCTTCAACATAAACGGAGCCGAGTATGTTGCAGGTCGCATGGACGTTCCGACTCCGGCCGCCGATAAACGGTCTGTTGGTTCGATTGGTCATCGTGTGGGTCCGGCAGACCGCCGCAAGTGTTTAGACAAGATCGTGGCGCGGAAGGCGGGCTATCGTCGAGAGACTAGTGGCAGGCGTATGGATGACGCCGATCACCCTTTCGAAGTGTGCGGAGAATAACAATGAACTGTCCGATATGCGGAAAAAATCATAGCACCAGCGTTGTTCACCGCAAAGAGGCAACGAAGGTCGTCCGATGAAGTGCTCGAAGTGCGGTTCTGGCTTGACTACTGTGACGTTGATCGAGACACAGACAAGTAAGCGTATGTTCGGCTTGCAGTGTACGAGGTGCAAGCACATAGAGTCAGGACTACCGGGCGTGTACGAACTTTGCGATGATGACGCTCCTGTCTGGAGTGAGAGGAGGTGTTAAATGAAGTTTCAGGTTTACCTTGCGTCCTCGTGGCGCAATCGTCACATGGCGGCGCTCGCCATGCGGGTCATTGAGGCTGACGGGCACAGGATCACCCATGATTGGACGGATTCGTCCGGTTCGCTCCAAACCGAAAAAGAGTTAGCGCGAGATGCGCTTCATGACGAGGTTGGCGTTCGGCAGGCTCAAGTATACGCAATGCTCTGGCCGGGGCGGTTAGGATCGGCCACTGAACTCGGGATCGCTCTGGCGCTTGGCAAGATCATCTTCATTATCGGGCAGGTTCCAAAATCGGTGTACGTCTACGCGAATCACCCGAAGGTGCGGATTGTCAATACGTTGTTGGAGTTCTTGGAGGCACTCGAAGTCTTGTCAAAGCGCGGCCTCGCTCAAATCGTTGAGCGTGATTTCGCCGAGGTAGCAATGCAGGAAGAGGACTCGTCACTTAACGACGTGGAATCACAGCGCGAGTTGTATAATTTGTAGTAAGCTGCGGGGCGGGCCTTAACCATCCGAAATAGCCCCTTCAACTCGTGCGAGGATGGGTGACAGCCGGAAATAGACCGGCACACTTAAGGGCGATCCAAATGGGTCGCCCCTTTTTTTTATTTCTTCCACGGCCACCAGCCGAAAAGAAATGCAAGCGTAGCATATCCGATTGTCAATCCCACGGCGACGCAGTAGATTGACACACTCGGAAGAAAACCAAGTTCAGACCCGCTCATTTTTTGTCTCCAGTCCGCAGATCGAGTAGTGTCTTCATTAATTCGGCGCTATCCTTGCTCTTTGCCGTCGAGCCGGAACTGGTGCCATAATAATACGCGACAATCGAGACAACGACACCGTTCAGCGTGCCGAGAAGGATTAGGAGAGCGTCCTTCGCTCCTGCCTGAATCGGGAACACCACCAGCGCCCCAAGGACCGCGAAGAAGCCAACGAACGAGACGGCAGCGATGTATTGCGGCGTCACGTCTTTGAGTGCGATCTCTCGTGCTCTGGCGTCGGAGCGATCCTTCGCGCTAACTTCCTCAAGGTCGATATCGAGTTTCTTCATTGCGACCATGAAGTCCTCTTCGGCCTCTTTCAGTTTTAGGAGGATTTCGGGTGTGGCACCGGCGAGGGCAGTGGCGATCTCCGACTCGGTGCCGTCCTTCTTTCCGAGCAGCGCGGTCGAGATGGCGGCAACCGCCATTCCACCAACCGGCCCCAGAGTAGCAGTCGCCAATCCGGGGGCGACCGTCTTCAATAATCCTTTCCAGTCAAAACTCATTTTATCACCCTTTCGAAGTGTGGGAGATCAATAAAATTGTGCTCTCCGACGTTCCAGTCTCCGTCCCAATCAACACCACTCCGCAACGTAGTCGTAATCTCGTGATTTGCAAACATCACTTCCGCAGTCCGGAGGACATACCCGATGAACATGGCCGCTGCAATCGTGGCCTTGCGCTGCACCTCCGCGCCGTTCGTACCGTCTAGGTCGGCCCAAGAGAAAGGATACGGCAGGGCGTCCACCGCCTCAGAAGGAAATTTGTTATGTTCTCCGGTCGGCCACGGCTTTGTCGAGTGTCCTGTTGCCACGGCTTTGTCCTGCATTTCTTTAGTACGATGACCGTCTAGTATGACGTGATCGAAACCTTGTTCCAGTACACGTCGAAACACTTTCTGTAGATCGGGGTGGACTGTGGCGAGTTTTTGCTCCGATTCTTTACTGTACTTTTTGAACACATGCTCCTCCTGAGCCGCCGCGCAGACGTTGGTTACAAACTGTCCTTGTACGTGAAGTAATGTAAGTATCACGCAGACAATCTGACTGTGCTTCTTACAGTGGCAGATCATTTTGGAAAGCCTTGTCTCGAATCGGCGATATGCTTGGCGATTGATTCGGCAGTCATGTCGTTTTCGAACATCGCCAGTGTTGATCCTGTTTGTGGATCGGTGAACCAGAACATTGCCCCGCGTCCTTGCATATTTTTCGGAAGACGTGCGACCGGCGTAATACCGTTCACGCTTAGACCTTGTGACTCGATCAACTGTACGTGCGGTGATAGTTCTTCCGGCACCGCAGCACCGGGACCAAAGCGTTTCATTTGACTTTTGGCTGATTGCAACATATCAGGAGTCGCACTCCCTGACAGAACATCTTCGATTGCATACGGAGTTCCTTTCACACCGGCTTTCATCCGAAGC